GATGAGTATACTTTGTTAGCAATTTTTTCAGGGTTACGAGCGTAACCTGCTGCTGTTGATGCATTGAAATACTTTCCAAATATTTTAACTAATCCATCTGCAGAATAGTTTAAATTTTCAGATACAGCTTTAAATCCAGCTGATTCATGACCACATTGTGCTAAGAAATGAGCTAAACGTAAAGGTGTTGTAATGTTGAATTTAGCGGCTGTGTCAGGGATTTGAGCAATAACTGCATCAGGAATGTGACCTTTTAGATTAGCTAATTTAAAGCTTGATGCTGGTATTGGAGTTGCAGTTGCTGTTGGAGTAGCCGATCCAAACATTTTAGACCAAGTACCGTCACCAACAATACCATCAGCTGTTAAGCCATTTGCCGCTTGCCATTCTTTTACTTTTGCTTCTGTACCGGCACCGAAAATACCATCAGCACCTAAACCTAATTTTTCTTGGAGTTGTTTTACATCTGCTCCAGAAGATCCATTTTTTAATAACATGGGTTTTTTGTTTTAGTTTATTATTTATTTGATTTAAAAATCTTTGTTAATTCCAATATTAAAACTCTCAGCCTTATCATATCCTAACCCACTTTGTCGACAGTAATTTAGCACCAATGAAACTGATTTATCTTTACTTATATAAATATTGCTGTTAAAGTCATATTCTAATAAAATGTCTTTAGGTTTGTAAAAATAATTTACTCCTCCACTAAAGGAAAAACTATAATAATCATTACTAAAAACAGGAAATGATATTTTTAATCCATTAAACTCAGTTCCTTTTAAAAAAGACCAATATCCAAAGTTAACACCTACTGCTATGCCTGATTTAAAATATCGACCATATTCAATACTAGTCCCCATTGTATTTCTCCAATCAGCGATTGGTGAATTAAAGAATACTCCTGTACCAGCACATATATAATTCTTTTGACTATACGCTACTGAACTTATCAGCAACATTAATATTAATAGTATTTTTCTCATTTTTTCTTTGTAACTGGTTTTTTGGTTGGGGTTTTAGCTGTTGATTTTTTCTTTGTGGCTGACATTTTAGTTGGTGTTTTAACTGGTTGTTTTTCTTTTCTGTTTCTAATAGCCTCGTATATTATGGATCCTATTAACATTATAGCTAATGCTAATGAACCAATCATAAAATTATCGAATATTGCTATTAGATTTAACATTTTAATTGTTTCTTCTTGTCCAACCCTGGTTTGTAAATCAGTTAACCAGTTAACTTTATCTGTTATTGATGGTATGTCTTCTTTAATTTTACTTTGTTCTAACAATTTTTGAGCACTGGCTTTATCAGTTTGAGCTAAATCAAATATTGCATCTAATTTATTATCTACATCAATCATTTGCTTGTCTGCTAAATGAGCAACTGAATCTTCTTCTGGTACTAGGTAAGTATTAAGATATGCTTTCCATTCTTTATCAGTTTGTTCTCTAGAATCCATTATTTCACGTTTGTGAGCTAATAATGTATCTACACTAATAATGTTGGTTGAAAACGCATCATCAATGTAAGTTCCATAATAATCAAACCTATGTGATAAAAGTGGACCTGGTTTTAATCTGTCTTCTAAAATTGTGGTTGCGGATGCGTGGATTTTACCATCAACATATTTTCCAAATGATGCTACAGCTATAATAATTGCTGTGAGTATAATCATGATTGTAGAACTTTTCATATTATTATTTTTTAGTTCGTGGTTTAGGTTTAGTAGTTACTTTTTTTTTAGATGGAGGTTCACCACCTGTTTTTATATTTTTTAAAAACTCTGTTGGGTTATTAGCAAAGTTGGTTGATATTTTAATTATGCCTGTTAGTAATTCTGGTGAATTTAGCCCTACTAGACCATAAGCAATTGCCTTATACATTGATGCAACTTCGAATTGCTCTAGTATAAACCAAGCAATTAGCGAAGCGATCATTGCCGCTATTATATTACTAATAATTTGCTTTGGGGTTTTATCTTCAGGATTTTTACTAGTAGCTAATCTAGCTACCATTCCTGCTGCTCCAATAAGTAATACTATCCATCCTCCGCTTAAAAAAAGTGGGATAAATTTACCTAAATCATTCATTGTTAGTTAATTTAAAGTTTTTATTAACTTACTCTGCAGGTGTATTGTTTGATTTTTTAGTAAACTTGTCTAAAGTATCTGCTCCCATACCAATGGCAGTGATAACTAAAACAGCATTAACTAATGATTCTGCTGGTTGAAAAGATTCATGTGAGTAACTATTTAATGTCATAGTTACACATAAAAATAATGTCCCAATAAATGCTACTACGGGTTTAACTGAGGTTGATCCTCTTTCGTCTTTGAATAAATCAATTATCCATTGTTTAAAGTTCATATTGTTTTTGTTTTATATTGTTATATATAAACCATTTTAAACAACCTATTTATGATACATATGGATGAGATACAAAAAAATTAAATTTTTTACTAAAATTTATTTAAACACACTTATTATTTGACTTGAATGGTGAGTTTTTTCACCTAAGCTATCTATGATTTTTATTCCTAAAGAGTCACATATTTCTTTTTCAAGGATATGGTCAGCAAACCTATCACCCCCTTTAGTAAAAATAATCTCAGCTTCACTATCTATGTTTCTTATAGCTAAAACTAAATTGTTAAGTGTTTTACAAACACTTTCATCATTATCTGTTGAAATGAAAACATGATCAACATATCTTATTGATCCTACTACTTCTTTTCTATATTGTTCATCTTGAAAAGAAGGTACACCTCGTTTTAATTCGGCTTGTTTGTCGTTATTTACAATAACCCATAATTCATCACATAGTTCTTTAGATAATCTAAGACATTCAATATGTCCTGGATGGATTGGGTTAGCGTACATTGATGTTATAGCGTATTTCATAATTTTATTTTAAATCTTTATATATTTGAATACCAAAATCCCAAGCTAAAAAATTAATGCTTATAACCCAAAGATCTGTAGAAACACCTGTCTCAATAAAATGACCTAATGGGTTATGTGTGAAGTATGGACATGGTAGTAGTGCTATTTGTTTAAACCAACCTTTATCCCATGTTTTAGTGCAATATCCTTTAATTTTTAATTTTTTCATAATCCTATTACCAGTTGCCATTTAAGCCAACCGATTATTAATTCGTAGTCACCATTCAATATTCTGCTATAAGTTATTTTAATATATGGTGTAACGTATATCTGAGAATCTACTGTGTCTAAATTTATTTTCATATTTTATTTTATAAAATGTCCTACTGAGTATATATTTTTTCTTATTATTGATGTTAATTGGTCTATTACTACTCCTCTTTTTCTATTAGCAGCATGCATTATTGCATTGTTGCCTAAATAAACAGCAACATGCCATCCTGATGGACTTGATCGGCTCATAAAGAAAAGTAAATCTCCAACATTCATCTCATCTTTACTTATTTTTGTAGATGATTTATATTGGGATTGAGCCGTTCTTGGAATTAAAATATCAAAAACATCTTTATATAGTGTTTGTATAAAACCAGAACAATCAATTCCTTTTAAAGATAAACCACCATAAACATAAGGTTTACCTTTCCATTTATTAACAAATGTATCTAATCTTGAAGTAATATCATTTGATATACCAGATATATAATTTGGTATTATTGTCTTTTCAGCAGTTGAGTCTATTTGTTTTTGACTAAAACCTAATAAACTAAACAAAATTAATGGTATTGTAATAAGTTTTTTCATATGTTATAAATATATGGAGGTTTATTTAAAAATCCAAACTATTTAGTTTTTAATATTACATATCTATATGTAACGAGTAACTTTCAAGTATTTCTCTAATTACTTCTCTATATTTTTCAGCTACTTCAAGTTCAATATCTGAAGCTTCTTTATTAGTAGCTAAAATTGACAGATGGTGCTTTGTAGTATTTCTAAATTTTTGATCTAAAATCCACATTGAATTTTTCCATTTCATTCCATCTAATGCTGTTCTAGCATCTTGAGCCTCTTCTACACCGTCAAATTCTAAAATTATTTTTGCCATATTTTTGTTTTTGTAAATATACGATCTTTATTTCAGGTAGCCAAATTTATTTTAATCCCACCAATTTCTTAATCCAGAACCATTATACCATTTATCATATGCGTCTTCGTCTATTTCAGGAAGTGATTTTATTTCAGCTGGATTTTGTCCTTTTAGTATATTCCATAACTCAGACCACATTGATTCTTCAATTTCACAAGCTCGAGCGAATACTTTAGTATTGTGGTCTTTTTCTTCTGGAGTGTCGTTATCTACTAATTGATAGCAGCCGGGATAGTCTGGAGCATCTTCAAATTCAAAATCATTATGTATAATTTCACCTAATTCTTTTTCAGCTAATTCAACAAAGTTTTCTTCAATAAAGTGTTCCATTAGCTTTGCTGCTCTCCACATTTTCATTACTTTTTTAGATTTAGAAGATTCTACTTCACTTCCACGTTCATCTATTTTTGCAGCCATATCCATTAATGCTGTTTTCATAAATGGAAGTACAGCATGTTGTCCTGAATACCAACGATAATTGTACAAGTCCTTTCTAAACAACCATAAGTTTTTTAAAAATCTAGGAATATCATATCTTATAGTATCCCAATATTGTTCTCCAATATACATCGCTCGTTTAAGCTTATCAATGGGTGTATTTTTTCTTTCTATTTTCATATTTAATTTTATCTAGTTACCCGACCTGGATTCGAACCAAGACTAACAGTACCAAAAACTGCTGTGCTACCATTACACCATCAGGCAATATATTTTGTAGTCAGGACAGGAATCAAACCTGTGTCCATCAAATAAACCGATTATGTAATCACTACACCACCTGACTATGCCTTTTTCTGTTTATTGTTGGATTACAAAAGGCAAACGTCATCCAATCTCAACCTCCTTATAAACCCTTCCCGTGCACAGAACAAAAAAATGGGGAGGTGTTGTTTTTACGTTTAGTAGTCAGGACAGGATTCGAACCTGTATCATTCCTTACAATATTAAAGATTTTACGTTAATTAGAGAATCGAACTCCGTGTTGCCACTTACACCACCTGACTATTTTATTTAAATATACGATCTTTATTTTAGGTAGCCAAATTTATTTTTATGCTTCACCCATTATTCTTCCAAAAGGATATATTGTGGTTGGTTGTTCAAATACATAATCCTGAAGGTCCTTAACAGCTGATGCCATGTTTTTGTTATGCTCTACAATCATGCCTAGTAACTCATCTTGTTCTTGTTCAATTTGGAAGATGGTTTTTAATTCTTTTTGTATTTTAATGATGTGTATTATAGCTGACATTAAAAATAGAGCTAATACAAATGTTGTTATTGTTAATACTATGATCATAATTTTATTTATTTTATTTTATTTTTTCCTCTATAAGTAGAAGTTAAAGCATGGCAATTAGGACATAATATCATTAAATTTGACAACAGATTATTTCTCCCATTACCATCTATATGTTCTAGTTCTAATGGAATGTCTTCTCCCTCCCATTTACTGTTATGACACCTTTCACATTCTTTCTTTTTATATCCTTCTAAAAATAATCTTTTTTTTATTCTACTTCTTGAATATCCTGGGTGTTTTCCTTCAAAAATTACTTCTTTAATAGGGAATCTAGATGAAGTATCTTTCTTACCTCCTTTTAAACTTTGGTTTGGTTTGTAATACCCATATTTTGTTGCATATTTTTTAAATGTTGTAAAATTCAATCCTAAAATAGAACAAGCCTCAGCCATAGAATTACTACTATCACATGCTTTTTTAAAGTCTTCTACATTTAATTGTTTTATTTTTCCAAATTTCTCCCAACTGTTAGACTTTAAAGTATCATAATTTTTAAATCCCATAATATTTTTATTATAAATATGGTAGACACTCATTAAAGTCAAATAGATGTGTCTATTAATTTTTTTTATTTTTAAACCCAACATATAGTTACCAATTCCACCAAAAGGGCGTTTTGAATTTAATTACTAAGCATATGTTTTGTAATTTGGTTTTAATTCAATGTTTTTGTTTATTTTACTTACTTTTCTTCCACGTTTTTTACCTGTATAACTGTTTTCTTCAAGTCCTAATTCTAATATTAAAGCTTGTTTACTAAAAGTCTTTAGCAATTGTGCTCTGTGGATTGGGTATATTTTATCTAATATGCTCATATAAATATTTATTTTTTAGATGGACGACCTCTTTTACCAGTTTTAGTTTTAGGTTTTGCTTTACTATTAATTTTTTTCATCTGACGTTCAGTACGTCTTTCATCTTTGGCTTGTTTAGCTTGTTTTTCCCAATTTTTGTCAATACTATTTTTGTATGAGATTTTAATTTCAACTGGGCCATTAGATTTAGCTAAATCGTATTTCCATATTTGAGTGGTTTCATCATCTTCATAATGACGTTCAAATTTAGTTACTTTTTCAACTATGTTTTCAATTAATTTTTTTCTACCTCTTGCCATATACGTAAATATAAGATGGCTCCTTGTGGGAGCCAAACTTATTTTATGATATTTTGTAAAAAATTTATATTTTTATTTTCTTTTTCTTATTAAATATTGTTTTTCTAATTCTTTACGCGATAGTTTTGTCATTTCATCCTCATCATCATCATCCATATCATATTCTATGAAATAATTATCACCCGATATTTTTTTAATTACTCCAAATAATCCATTATATTTACCTATAACCGCGCTTCTCACTTTAACAGGAGTTTCTGATTTC